ATTTATATTTTCTATTTTTATAACTCTTTATTTTATTCTTAATACTTTTAAAAAAGAGTAATACAGATAAATATTAGGGCTCACAACTCTTTCGCATCTACAGTAGCATAACGAAATAATATATTTCAGTTTCGCTCTAGTTCAATCATCTATGTCCCTTATTTATTTTTATTTTTATTCTTTTTTAAAAGTAGTTAGTATATTTTATAGAGTTCTATTATAAATTTATTTTCTATTATTAGAGTCTATATTTTATTCTTACTACTTTTAAAAAAGAGAATAAGTAATAGAAATTAATGGGAATACAGTTTAGTATTGTTTTGTGCATCCCGTAACGAGATGACCAAAAAAATATATTTTTTGCTTAGGCTACTTCCACTGGTGTAGCAACCACTTTTTCACGAGTCCTACGAGTTCTAGGTGTTTTCACGTCCACTACCTGCACAGGTGTCAGCATTACATCCTCAAGTTCTTTTAGAACATCGGACAGCGGTTTTTCAGTATCGGCTACAACAACAGCTTTCTTTTTACGTTGAGAAGGCTTACGGGTAAGAACAGGAATTACTGGAAGATCCATGATCGGTAAATCAGCTTTGACAATGCCGTCAGCAACAGGTTCGGGTTCCGTTGTAATTGCATCAGCCTCAAGCGATGGTTCTTCTACAAGAATACTTGAACCATCTTCAGGGGTGTCTGCTTTTTTGGAAGAAATAGTTTCTTTTTTACGAAGATAATACTCCCGAGCCTTTTGCTTCTTGTATTCCAAGAAATGAGGATCTGACTCCTTTCTTGCTTGGTAATACTTCTTGCGTTGCTCATTTACTTTCTCTTTATTTTCAGTTCTATACTTTTGTGTTGCACGCCGTTGTGCGTCGGTGTAGGTTGATGCTACAAAGTCGGCTTCAAGCGGACTTGCTACAATGGTTTCAGTTTCAGATGTCATTACATTATATACATGTTGAATCTTTAAGTATTATACAACTACATCATCTTTATATCACATGGAATCTTCATCATATCAATACCGCCTTTCTCGTCTTCGCCTGTAATAGATTCTGTAGATTTAATAACATCAATTTCTTTCCGTAGTGACGGATCCTCACTTCTGAAGAAATGTTTTAGAATATATTCATTCTTTTTAAAATCAACAGACACATTCAGATCATCAAACATATCTACAAAGTCATTAACGTCAGTAAACAAATCATTAGTTCTGAATTTAGATGCGTTAATATAGTGGGCTAGTGCTAGACAGTAAAAACCACATGCATTATTCATCAGACTTTGTATGTCTTTTGTTGTATGTGGAACACCCTGACTCGCGGTGGTTTTTTTAACAGCTTCCTTTACGGATTCAGGCGGCGGTGCGCCATACGGATCAAAATATATTGAATGAATTTTATCATTCGGGTATTTACGACATTGAACCATCGTCCAATGAGAACCAGAATTTTGTCTACCATTCTCATCCTCGCTATCTTCAAGATTAATAATATAAGTTTTATTAAACTCTAACTTGCTCGGAATTTCATCCTTGAAAAAGACTCCTCCCATCGGGATTTGCATCCGTTCGGCGAGTTTATAAATTTGTGTATCGGTTAAAGACATATACACTTAGTAGCGTATTTCTTTTTAGATATAATTTTACTAAACCCTTTTATTTTTATACTTTCATCTTTTTAAAAAGTATTTATATATTTTATAACTATCCTAAGAATTTGAATTCTATAATCTAAGACTCTATATTTTATTCTTACTACTTTTTAAAAAGAGAAATAATAATAAAAAATAAGGGATTAACAAGTTAAAACTAAAGAATTACAAATATAGTCCACCTCCATGCTTACCAACGGCTTGGTATTGAGGAGGAAGAAAATGTTGAAATTGAAAGTTAGCAGATAGTGGTTGCGATACCATTGCCGGAGAGTAATGCATAGCAAGCATTCCACCGCGGTGTCCTACATGTCCTATAGCATGCGGGTGATGGAACCCGCTACCTCTAGAAATAGGACCTCCTATTTCATGCATATCATGGATGGTATGACTACCTCCACGACTATGAATCGCGCGATCAGCCATATCCATACTTTTAATACCAGCCGAATGCGCGCCACGTGTTGCATCAGCCAAATGGCTTCGTACACTTTTATTAAATTGCAATCCAATACCGTGACCCATCGCGAGGGCTTCAAATCCACCTTTTCGTTGATACTTACTAGGATCGTCAATATACCTATCAGACATGCTACCTAGTCGACCTTGAGCCATAAGAATAGCAGGTGCTAGTTCAGGCGCAAATGCAGTAGCCGCAGCACCAGCAGCGGTGAGTCCGCCCTTAATAGCTTTTTTAAGTGGTTCACGAAGGTGTTCAGCACCTTTATAAACTACACTAGAAAGTTTATGACCGAGTGCTTTTTTAAGCTTTCTATCAAATTTCTTACCAAAAATACCTTGACCCGCAGCATGGGGTGCGCCACTTTCTACAATTGCTTGAGAAGCCGCGTCAGGTGATGCTGATAGACCTGTATGTTCTTCAGGTGATACAGACGCATACAATTTATTTACGCTTAGTTCTTCAGGGCTTAGTTGTACTTCAGCACCGCGACCTTTATCAAAAGTTCTAGTCATCAAATGATATCGTTCGGGGTGAACGATAAGATTAAAACCACTTCCTTTTTTTACACGGACCTTATGACCGTTTCTTAGTTTGGCAGCTTGCGCCGCACTCATTGCAACTGTGATGTGTTTCATTATATATATTTAAAGACTTTTTTTGTTTAAATACATTTAATGCTTTGCTATAACTTGTTATTGTTTTTGATGCAATTGACTACTTTAATTTTTATTTAAAATATTTTTTATTTTTTTACATGTGTTTTACATGCTTTAAACGCGCGCGCCGGTAAGAAGATCAACAGAGATTGATACTCCATATTCTACAAATACAATGAGATCTACTGAACGAGAGCTAAGATTTTGTCCAATAATTTGCACAGATTTAGGTACAGTCATTTCAACAGGAAGCATACGAGACACATCTACATAATAATAACAATAACAATTATCGAAATCATAACGAGATACTAGACCTGATGTAAGTCCATCGGTAAGCCCGCCATTAACCGCATTGTATCCATACAACTGATTATTAAATTGTTCAAAACTATATTTCTCCATATTGTAAATAGCGTTCTGTCCAGAAATTTGAACATTGAAATTAGTAATAGCGCACAATGGGCTTGTAGGACCAGTTCCAGCGGGATCAAAAGGCGATTGCCATACAGGAAGTCCAGCAACTCCCAACCCAGTATTAACGCCGGTAGAATCTGACGCCGAATAAAAAGGAAGAACAAGCACACTTTTAATATTAGCAATACCGTTTGTTACCAAGTTATTAAATACGCCATTTTGAGCAACATTAAGAACTTGATATTGATAAATATCTGAATATTTAATTTCTTTTACAGGGCTAGAAAGATATGCTTGTTCAAATACAGGATTAAACGAATACGCAGGAATATACAAATATACTGATTTAGAAGACCCTGTTTCTTCAGCACCGAATCCTACAAGTGTAGAATCAAGACATCTAGAACCAACGGAAATATTCAAACGATAAGATAAAGTCATAGCGCATGCGTTTGTTGCTACTGCTGCACCTGTACTTCCAGATGGAAATAATCCAAGCCCGCCTGATGATGCGGTATATGTTGCTGATGCTGCGGAAACTGTCCCTGATGATAGCGTTACAGCACCTGATGCAATCATAAGCGGGTTGACCCCTCCTAAAGGATTTGATACAGAAGTAACTTTTAGATCATATGGAACGTATGTAAAACTTGAGCCTACAGGTGCTGCTGAGCCCGCTGAAAATGCGGTTGTGGTATTATTCAAGTTCATTGTCATTTTCATAAAAACACCTTTGAGAAGTGGGACCATATTAAAAAATGAATGAATATGTTTCAAATAAACGGTAGCCATTACTGAATATTGAATAACACCGGGTGATGATGCCGATGTTCCGGTAAGTTTCTTTTTAATAAACGACTTCCAAAGTGTATCGCATGTTGTAGAAGATTGTTGTAAATTTCCCAATGTTGTTGAAGATACCGCCATAGAAGTAGGCGAAGTAAAAGTTTGCGCACCAACAACACCTGCCGTATCAAAATTAATCCATTTTTGTCTTACAATAAGCCCTTCATTACCACCTCCGCTATGCAACGCTGCGAATGCACCGCCTGCAATAGGGATAAAATCGTATGTAGAATTATTGCATACACCTGTACCAGCCGACGATGCCCCGAACGCTGCAACCGCTGCTCCTCCTGCTTGAGGACCGTTGGTAGAACCACCTTGTGTAAATTGGAAAGTATCTGAACTATCAGGCCAGAATCCAATGGTTGCACCTTGTGTCAAAAGATCTTGGTAACTAAGGGATGTCATGAGTTTAAAAGAATTCCACATATTAACCAACGGCGTCTGTTGAATAATTGTTGTTCCGTTGTAATCCAATGTAAAAGAATGAATAATTTGTCCAAACCAATTTTTAAGCCCTATAGCGTTATCAGCACTTTTTGTGTTTAGTTCAGGTTGGAAATATACTGTAGATGGTAGAACTCCTGATGTACCAAACGGAGTGGATGTTGCTGAAATACCGGTTGCAGCAAGAGAAATTGTAAAAGGGACAAGAAGATATGCCTCTCGGTAAGACATATATTTATTAGAATTGGAAAGCTGAGATGTGTCCAACACCGATTGATTGTTTCCATAATTTTGGTTCTGATTATCAAGGATGTTGACCCAGTCTTTTCTTACAAAGACGGCGGGCGAACCTTCAACTTCCTGAGCTAGATCGTATACGAGTTTATCACACATTAATGTTTATACATTGTAATGGCGTAGTCTTTTTAAATAGATATCCAAATAATAAAAATATTTTTATATATTTTTTATTATTTTTTTCATACGTTTCACAACTCTACATACTCATAGTAATATTTTTTCGTTTAATTTGTGATGGCGCAGCTATAGCTAGCTTACTAAGCTTAGAACCAAGACTCATCAAACCTTTTCCATTTTTTCTCATTGACTGTTGCGATGCAGCCCTTGCATACGGGTTCATTCCGGTTTGATGAATATAATCATCCATATCAGAATATGATGATGCAGCACCGGGTCCGCCGGTTCTAAGAAGAACCGAACCCATACCTCTCCCTACTGAATCTTTTCGTCCCATGTGAAGGGATCCTCCACCGAATGGTAGCACTACGTGATGCGATTTACTTATTGGCATTATATAAAAGATATAGATGTTTAAGCTTTATTTAAAGATCGTTTGCAAACGGCCTTTGTTTCAAAGATCTTGTTTCATTTTCTCCCGTATAATTAAATTTCTATATTTTAAAATACTTCTTGTCATGACGTCTATGCATTGCATTTTATTACTAATTAATCTTTCCTTTGTAAGTTCCTTATCATTCTTCAACTCAAGTACAAGTTTAGCTTTTTCTGTTTGAAACTCGTCAAACAAACGGTTAATATATTGTTCATCAAAAGAATTATTCATTATGTATATACATCACTAAACGTTTATAACTATTTAGCGCTTGACTCGCCTTCGTCTTTAATAGCAAGAAGGATTGTCATGTTTGGATCAAAAATAGTCAATGGTTGTAGGTTGGTTCCGAGTAGTGTAAGTCGTATTTCAGGGTAGTATCCATCAATAAGTTTGTTCCACATGTAGTTAGGTGGCGTAACATTAATTTGCTGTCCACTTGCTACACTTGGATTCAAAGAATAGATAATACTGGATGGTTGAGCATACGGATTATTAATGCTAGAAATAGAAAATAAAACATTATTGTTAGGCTGAACTTGCGGAGCGGTATTACTAATATACGAAATGGTATTTGTAGTTGTATCAATCGCTTCATAATTGCTTGCAGCGGTAGGTGTAGGTGGAACATATGGACCTGGTGCAACATTAGCCGTTGATGTAAATCCGGCAGGGTAACCCATAATAACATTAATATTAGCGGGTAGTGATATAACACAATTTTGACGGACTGTAGGATATCCCGGAAAGTTTGCAGGGAGTGTCCAACCGATAGGAAGTGTAGCAGCAGTATACAAATAGAAAGTATTAATTTGAATAGCATATCGTGTAGGGTTAATTAGGAACTCAGCTGGATAGGCATAATCTCCACTCGAAGTAATGTAATAAGTACCATTTTGGATGCATGTCCATTGGAAGTAATCATTGATCGCGCTAATCTCATATAGTCCATCGGGAATTGTGACAGTTATCGGGGTAGAAAGGGCGCCTACGGTAAAAGTATAGGTGAATGTGTTATTGTTAAACAAAGATGTGATGTTAAACCATGAGTAAAACATTGAAATATTTGTTACAGCAATATACTTTTTTTCAAAGTGTATAGAGTTTGGAAACTTATACACAAGTTTATTATTTTGTCCATCTTGGACGATATTATTCTGGTTGAGTACAATTACGAACATAGTTATATATTAGTATCTTAATGTTTGTTTATATTAGATTCTAGGTAGATGCTTAGGCATTATAATTTTTTGTGTATGTTCATAATGAGTTTTAATTCCGTTACCGCTGATACTCATTGCTTTTACTTTTTTCATAGTTTGTTTATATTCCGACTGATGGCTTCCTTCACGAGGAATACCTAACTGAATAGGTACTTGAGATCCTCCAAAGAAAAAGGCGGGCATTTCTTGGTCTGATCTCATCTGTTGAAAGATCTTATGTGGTTGGTCCACCTTAGGGTGGGATGCGTATATTCCTGCTGATGACATTTATATAGATGTAAGAGGTTTAATCTTTATTTATTAATACCTTATTTATTTCTATTTTTCTCTTTTTTAAAAGTAGTAAGAATAAAATATAGAGTCTAAGAATAGAAAGATTTAAATTCTTAAGATAGTCCTAAATATACTAACTACTTTTAAAAAAGAGTAAAAGTAAAAATAAAACGGGATTAGTAGCCTAGCTCTGCAAGTTCAGATAGAATTTCAGAAACTTCATTTTTAGGCAATGATCCACTACGAGAAAGTTTCATAATAAGTAATTTGAACTTTTTAATCATTTCTTGGTTGTCATTACCTGCAACGATCTCACCTCGCATCACTTCAAATGAATGGATGTCTTTTTCATACTGATCCTTAGATGGTGTTGCAACGGCGAATTTATCTTCAATATTAGCTTTTTTAGAAACTTTGTGAAGATACTCTCGCTCAAGGGTAGACAAACCCGATAGATCCTCATCGCATGGTACTTTACCTCCAATCATATCTTTTACAATTTTGGAAAATTGCGTACTAACCTTCTTAGATGGATGGCCTACAACACTTGTACCGGACATTGTTTTCATAGCAATGGTATCATCTTTAAGCTTAGACATATCTAAAAGATATTTTCCAAATGGTGCAAACTTAATGGCGGGTTTAACACCAATTGTGCGATCAACCTGCAACCCTTTACCGCGAATTTTACAACCAACGCCTCTACCTTCAGCTGCGGGTGGATGGTCAGGATCAAATCGTATACCATACGTACGCTCATACTCTCTCATGTCGTTAACTAAATCTCTCATCACGCTATCGTACACATTGCGATCAATATCTTGTAAGTGATACCTTTCATTCGCATATGCTAAATTAGTAACCAAATCACGATAATCGTCCATCATGTTGGCATGTTGTTGTGGTGATCGTTGAGATTCTATTTGTAATAATGGTTGGGTAGGTTGAACAGGTTGGACGGGATTTGGTTGTCGTGCAATATTTTGAATGTTACCGCGAGGTGCGTAAGGTATATGCTGCGGTTGTTGATTATCTCCGTATAACATATGATATTGTGTTTCCAACGTATTCAACATAATTAATAATTGTCTATGTTGCGGACTTCTATAACTCATAGTTCTTAGTCTATTTCGTATTAATTCAATTTGATTAATTAATTCCAACCGTGTATTAGGATCACCGTCTTTGTGTTCTTCTTCGCCTTCGTCATCGCCCGGATGTCCTCTACCGGGTCCTCCCCCAGGTCCTCCACCAGGTCCTCCACCAGGTCCTCCACCCGGTCCTCCCGGTCTTACAACAATAGGCCCTTGTCCACCGCCAGGTCCATCATCGGGATCTACATCAGGACCAGGTCCATAATCAGGTCCGCCTCCAGGTCCGCGTCCAGGACCACGTCTAATACTTCCAAATGTACGAGATATTGAGGTCATCTCATCCATACTAGGTAATGTTCCATCTAACGATACTGCTAAATTATAAATTTTGTTTAATTGTGAAGTAATACCTTGGTGCGTATTCGCGTTATATTCTCCACCTTGAAATAATTGTGAAAATAATTCAACAGCAAGTTTTGAATTAGCAACCATTTTTGTTATTAAATTGTCGCATACATCCATTTTAGGTAACCGTTCATTAATAAATAATAAATATTGTTGAACTTCATCAATTGTAACATGCAACGGCAACGCATTTAGGTTTAATGCATATTGTTCTATTAAATGTAATTTATCTAATGATTCGGGAATTATGACATCATAAACATTAAATTTATTATATATATCCCTTATAATATTATATATTTTATCTAATAAATTCATATCAATATCACCTTGTTGCGCTTGTAAAAAAATAGGTACATCGCCTCGGTTTGCTTGCGCGTGTACAAATTTTAAAATTACATCTTTCAAAATGTATGTTAATGTTAAACAAAAAGATTTTAAACTTGTATGAATAGTTGGTAGTGATGATAGTTGTTGTCCGAAAGGTAATGTTGAACTTGTACGATTAATAAACCCTTTTGTTGATCTTGAAAGCGAGTTTTTATCCATATACATTTTATTAATAAATGCTACAAACTGCTCTGCATCATTAGCATCACCTTTAATTTTATATTTGTAAATTTGTTGAAGATTCTTAACGATATCATCAATACGTTGTGAAAGAAAGACTAATAAACCATTGTCGTAGTTAAGGGGTGATTTAACAATAGTTTGAATAATCAGTTGTGCGAATTGTGCATCTGCAATTGGTGAAAGATCTGAGATCAGATTAATTTTTAGTTTTTCTGTATCTGCTAAAATCTCAGTTGTGGTTCGGGTGTCTTTCATTTGCGATACCGCCGGTAATTGGCCTGTAGCTACAAATGTTTTTACAGCTTGATGATTCATATCATCTATATTAGCTCTCAAATTCAATGCCTCCATATATTCATCTCTGAACCGTTGGGCGTCGGTATGGTATTTATAAGGTTGTCCGCTCATTATAAATATCATACGTTATATTTCTTTATATTTAATCTTTGATTTAATCTTTTTTATACCTGTTCTACCAAAAATTTTGAATAATCCGCCTTAGAATCAAAAATCGTATCAGTACAAATTTCATTAAATTGTTTATCAAGTACATCTTCCGGTAGTAATAGCAACTCCTCCATAATAGCAATTACACGTTTCTTATCTCGTGCGCAATAGGTTGTAGGATTGCTAAGCGGGTGTTTACCAAACTTATCAAGTGCTACTACTTTTACTTTTGTAATGTAGGCTTTCTTTTTACGTTCATATTCGGCATTGGCATCAGGAAGTTCAACGGGTCGCTGTTCTTCAACAAGCAATGCATCAACACTTTTAGAACCTTTCAACATATTCTTTTCATACTCGGTAGGTTCAGATGGTCCTGTAAATTCTACTTTCCATTTACCTTCTTCATCAAATGGTTTTTCGCTTTGTTCATGTGTCTCAGGCACATGGACTGTAGGTTCATGTGGCCAATTCATAGGTGTTTCAGCCTCGGGTTTATAAGGTTGGTCTGTTGTTTGGTCTGACATTACTAATATAATTATTATTTTTTTAGATACAAATTTGTATATAAAAAAATATCACGTACATGATATGTTATTTCGTAGGCCCAGATAGCTTGTGCGCTTTCCTTACGCTAGACGCATAGGAACAAATTGGTATGACAATTAAGTAATATATGTAGTTACTATATCTTTATGTAGTTGTAAACTAGCTTTATACCATGCTACACCTAATACTATTTAAGGTTGGTCTTAGGTCGTCGAGGTAAATCTGTTCTAATATCCTTAACTCTTCTTTGTAGGCGCATTCAAATTCAAAAATGATTTCCATTTTGACGTTACACCATCCGCCGTTATCTCTTATAAATTGGTAAAGTTTACACCAATATTTTTTATGAACTTTATTCGTTGTTGATTTTTTATGCTGGGATTTCCTTCTTGAAAAACAAGTTGTAGAACCAATATAAAATTCGTCATTGTTAGGGATACTTATCTTGTAAATATAGGCTTTCATTATATACATTACATAATAATGCTTTAACTTGTTAATGTACTACCTATTTACGTTTTAAGTCGCGCGCGGCTTTCATTTTAGCAGCCCATTCTTTAGCCGCGTCCGATCCCCGTACAATTCTCGTAAAGCGTGCATCAACCTTTTTGATAGTTTCAGTATGGACGGAATCTTTTAATTTTTTTATAATAAGTTTTCTCAATGCTTCATACTTCTTGTTATCCATCTTCTTTTTACCTTTCGACATTTCAAATAGTTTAGTAAAGTCTTCAACATCAGATGTGGAAAGTTTGTTAAGTAGTGGATGATCCGAACTGATCTCCATCTCACCAAACTTCAGGCTTCTAATAGGACTATCAGATGTATCCTGTCTTCTATGTTTAGGAACTAATCCCCAACCAATCTCTTCAGCAGCATCTAACTCAGCTAATGTTTTACCATTGTATAATTTTTCAGATGGTCTTCGATCATCCAGTATGGATGATTTAGCTTCCGGCTTAGCCGATGATTTACTTCTGAGTAATTCTTTGTATGCTTTTTCACCGTATAATTCTTTGTATGTTTTACCGCCATTTAAATAATCGTAAGGTTTACCCGATGCAATCACCTTATCATAATCGTCGTGTATAGCCTTCAGTTCTTTTTCACGTGCTATCGCCCTCTTGTTGAATTCTTCAACTGTGTTCTCTTGAACATATTTATTACGAACATGTGCAACCGGATCAATCTTACCTTCGTGAAAGGCCGGTGTTTTTTTAAGTTTTTCAAGTGCCAAATGCCCAAGATGCTTTACAATAGGTTTAGCTATTTTACCAAGCCTTTTCAACTTACTTATTAGCCCGAGGCCACTCATCACTTCGTGGCCTACATCGTGAAATGCCTTTCCAAGTTTGATGCTACCGCCATGCTTATCATGATGGATTTTAAGAGCATGCTTAATGTCTTCCAGTTGTTTAATAATACTATCATGAGACGTTCTATTATCATCGCTGTATTGTTCGTCCGTCTCGCTATCGCTACTGCTACTATCGCTATCGATATCGTGTTTTACCATTATAATATTTATGCTTATACATCTTTATACATTGATAGTATGTATACCCTTATTTTTAAAATGTAAAATTTGAAGTAATCAAGCCTATTAGGGGCTCAGCCCTTATTGCTCTTAATATTCATCTTAATTTTCGTTTAATATGGAAAGCATCATTTGTTCAATTTTGATTAGATTTACCATCTGAAACACATACTAATGAATAACTTATACCTTATTATATTATTTATTTATTTAAATTTAAAGTAAAAAAAGAGAGATAATAAGTAATAAATAAAAAATGTAAAAGTCAAAGTAGGGGTAAAAGGCCAAGTAGATGGCTTTTTAACCTTGGTATAGGAGGTTTCAAAATCCCAGACCAATCCTTTTAGCCCTAGTACTTGAAAATAAGAGACTATTGACTATAACAAGGGGTATAATATCCCTTAAATATACCCTTAACATTTTATACTTAAAATAAGGGGCTTAAAGACAAAAAAACATTATTATTAATGACTGAATACAAAGCCAAATTTACATGTGACCGTTGCGAGTTTCACGGAAAAGATAATCATGCATTGAAAACGCATGAGAAATCAAAGAAGCATACAAACATGCTTAATGGTATAGTAAAAAAAGTAAAACCTGTAAAAGAAGCTCATCAGACGATGTGTGAGGATTGCGGGTTTTATGCTTTTCATGCTTCCGACATGAAAAGACATTTGCTAACTAAGAAGCATATCCATCGCAATGATGAAGCACCTCAACCAAAGGAATTATATACGATGACATGCCCTGTTTGCGATTATAATACAACCGATAGATCAAACTTGCGAAAGCATGTTCATAATGTTCATAGTAATGATTTTGATGTTGACAAGCTTATTGCAGAACAGACCATGATCCGTCAATTATATAACAGAGCAAAAGCCAAAAATAAAGAGAAGGATATGGATCGACATAAAGAAGATTATTTACGGGTAAAAGCTTTGATAGAAAAAGCTAAAACATCAAATCTAAAAGAATTACTAAATGCCGAACTTGCTAAAAGTTATACATCTCAACATGGACCTCCACCAGCTTAAAATTAAATAATATTTTTTAAATATTATTTAATTTACTATTTTTTAGTCTTTAGTCTTTACGATGGTTATTAACCATCTTTTTCTTCAACTTTTTCATTAGACCGTGATACTACACTAGACCTAACCTCATTACCATCGTGAACTCCATGCTCAATTTCAACTCGTTCAATTTCCACTTCACTTTTCACATCACGTTTTATATTTAAAAATCCCCAACAAATATTAAAGTCCGAGCACTTAGACTTCAAACAATAGGTAACCGTAAACTTGTAAGCGCCTACCACGCTTATACAGATTGAAATCCAAAAGGCTGAATCAGTAAGCAACGTCATTATATCATAGATTGCTAAGTAATTTTTAATTGCTTTTGTAATCATAGATTACTAAGCAATCTTTATAGTTGTTGCAGTTGCTTGCATTGTCATTGAACCAGCGGAAAATACAAAATTTACAACATATGATCCGGAAATAGCAACGCCCGTAGAATTAATAACTGTAAAGGTGTTCGTATGAACAAATGAGTGTGCCGCCGTTGGCCCAGATGTTTGATCCAAAATAACTGTACCAGTTGCGGGAGAACCTATTGTTCCATCTGTAGATAGTGTCCTTCTCATTCTTGTAAATACTGCAGCTACCGTAATATTAAGTTTTTCCGTAATACTAATAATACTAACACCAACGGGAATAGTTATACTTGTAACCAATGTAGTATTTGAGGTTGTTAATGCAGCAGATGTTGCACCAACAACTGTAACATAACTACCGAGGTACGTAGCATTACCATTTAATGTTGTACCGTAATCGGTTGTACCTAGGGCGAGTGTCATAGGAAACCCAGAGTTAAGAATAGGTGCGCTATATATAATTTCGGCAGATCCACTGTCATAATATAATAAATTTCCATGAGTGGTTAAATTTCGTATAGGTTTGATATAACATCTTGATCCACCTAGGGTATTAAGTGTAGCACCACTTGCATTAAGTACAACACATGAGTCATTCAAAGTTGAAAAACCAGCACTATTACCGATAGCAATAGAATTTGAACCTAAAGTTGTAGTATTGAACCCCGCCCGATACCCAATGCAAACCGATCCGTTTACAGCGGTTATTTTATTTCCTGCACCCGCACCGATAGCAATATTACGTATCCCCGTTGTAATTCCAGACCCCGCGGTAAGTCCTATTGCTATATTATCACCCCCAGTTGTAACAGCATCGAGGGTTTCATATCCTATAGCAATATTGCCTGCTCCAGTTGTCAATGAAGCGAGTGAAGTCGAATCTCCAAATTGAATATTTTTATCAGCAATCGTCCCCGACGACCCGTAAAGATTTTGTGTAATCTTTCCAGTATGAGCGGTAGTTCCTGATATGTTTACATTTAATAAATTTTCTGTTCCTTGTGCGATAGGATATCTCAAAAACTTTTTTACCGCTTCATTATAGGTGAGCGGTATATCACCTGATGTGAAATACGCATCATCAAAGATGGGCGTATTATCTGTTGGAGGGGTATAGATTGACATTGTATATACATATTAGAAATTGATTTTTTAAATATTAATTAATAATTACTATCCCTTATTATTTTACTTTTACTCTTTTTAAAAAGTAGTTAGTATATTTTGAACTGTTCTATAAAAAATAAATTCTTAAATTCTAAACTATATATTTTATTCTTACTACTTTTAAAAAAGAGTAATAATAATAAAAATAAGGTATTAAAAGCTAAAGTATTATCAAGTTAAAGCTAAAGTATTATCTTCGATAACTGAAAGTTATGCAATTCTAGTTGCAGATAAATTACCCAATTTATACGCCCATGCAGTTGCACCCGAATAATTTACATTACCATATAAATATAAATCTGTTGCAGCGGTTACCCATATAATACTTGAACAAGATATACAAGCATCGAGTCCGGTTCCTACTTGTGTATTTACAATTATTTTTGTTCTAAGATTAGGAAACGATGTCCATACGGTAGTTGTGTTAACATTTGTAACAAATATATTTATTTCGTCTGTGTTAGGGTTCCCACTTGTACGATATGGATTAAACCACCCTTGAACAAACCATACGCCCTCAACAATACTTATATTAGAACCATTAAGTAAATTTATTGTAGTTGAGGGTGATAATGTGATTGCACCACCTGATAACGATCCATAACTTAATTGAACCGTACAACCAATATAATATGTATTAGTATTTATGTTAGTATAATCGCTAGCAGTTGTTAATTCCAACGGCGCTTGAAGATTGTCATATACAATTTCAGATGTTGATGTGTTGTATTGCAATACATTAGTTGTAGATCTATTAATTTGCCTAATAGGTTTGACAAACAACCCACTCGTTGTTGTTGTCGATAGATTAACACCTGTCCCATTTAAAATAATAGAATTTGCACCACATGCTGTATTACCTGCCAATGCTCCTATAGCTACTGAGTTATTGCCTTGACTTGTTACCCCAGCATTATATCCAAGTGCAACGCATCCTGTGTTTTGGTTTGATGATCCTGCCTCTGTACCAATAGCAATTGAAAAATTCCCTTGATTTAAAAAACCCGCACCTGAACCAATGGCGACAGCACCAGCAACTTGATTTGTCTGACCTGCGCTAAACCCAATCGCAACACAATCCTGACCTTGACTGGTTTCGCCTGCACCTGAACCAATAGCAACCGCATAATCGGATTGTGTATCATTCCCTGCATAATTACCAATAGCAATTGATTCTATACCTTGCGCAACATTTCCTGAATCAGACCCAATAGCAATAGCATCGGAATTTTGACCAATTAAAGTTGTTCCAGTTCCTGCATTATCGCCAATAGCAATCGCACCACCTGTTCCTGCACCTGAACCAACACCTTGTCTATATTGTCCTGAATTAGATCCAATAGAGATTGACTCGGCGCCTTGTGCGGTAGATCCCGAACTTGTTCCAATAGCAATCGCATTTGTATTTTGACCAATTAATGTAGTTCCTGTTCCAGCCCCATTACCAATAGCAATAGCACCACCGGTTCCTCCACTAGCGCCAATTCCTTGTTTGTATTTTCCTGCTGTATTTCCTATAGCTATAGATGTTGTTCCTTGTGATGTATTACCAGCCTCTTTACCAATCGCCACGCATAGAGTGGCTTGTGACGTTACACCGGTAGAAGGACCAACCGCAACTGAGTCAGCCCCTTGTGTAGTTAGTCCTGATTGATATCCTATAGCAACAGCGCCTTGAATCTGTCCGGAATTTCCCGCTTGATTTCCTATAGCTACACATGAGGATCCCTGATTTAAATTTCCTGATAATTCGCCAATAGCAATACTTTGACCACTTTGCGATGTTACGCCAGCATTAGGACCAATAGCTATACTAGTTCCTTGTGCTATTGATCCTGCACCATTACCAATAGCAATCGCATTAGAATTTTGACCAATTAACGTTGTTCCTTGACCCGCATTAACACCAATCGCAATAGCACTACCGGTTCCAGAACCCGAACCTAAACCCTGTTTATATTTTCCCGCATTATTTCCTACAGCAATCCCATATATTCCTTGATTTACATCGCCTGCATATGTACCGATAGCAATTGAATCATTACTTTGCGATGTTCTTGCGGTAAAATGCCCAATAGCTATCCCGCTAGTTCCTTGATCTGCGCTTCCCGCATCAGTACCAATAGAAATAGCATCTTCAGTTTGTCTTGTTTTTCCAGCACCAAATCCCAAAGCAACATTATTAAAACCTTGTGCGACTGATCCGGCTTCAGTTCCTATAGCAATAGCATTTGTATTTTGACCAATTAAAGATGTTCCTGCACCTGCATTATAACCTATCGCAATAGCCTTTCCTGTTCCTGAACCTGAACCCAATCCCTGTCTAAATCGTCCTGATAATTCGCCAATAGCAATAGAATTTATTCCTTGTGTTGAACTACCTGCATTATAACCAACCGCTACACATGCGGATCCTTGCGAAATATTACCTGCTGTTTGACCTATAGCAACGCTATATGTACTTTGCGACCCATTACCAGCGCCCGACCCTATTGCAACCGAGTTTGATCCTTGAGTAGTTTGTCCTGCATTAACACCTATAGCTATTGATGTATTGGATTGTGTATTATTTCCCGCATTATATCCTATAGCAATACTTTTAAAATTTTGCGCGGTTTGACCGGATAGGTGACCTATAGCAACTGTATCTAAACCTTGATCTGTAACACCCGAATCAGTTCCTATTGCTATAGCATCTGTACTTTGTCCAACTAATGTAGTTCCGACACCAGCGCCATTACCAATAGCAATAGCACCACCTGTACCAGAACCTATACCATTTCCTTGATTATATTTCCCAGCTGTATTACCGATAGCGATACACAAAGTGCTTTGTCCGGTATTTCCTGCTTCTTTACCTATAGCAACGCATAAAGTAGCTTGTGATGTTACACCCGCACTTCCGCCAATTGCAATAGTATCAGTTCCTTGTGCTACACTTCCCGCATCAGTTCCAATAGCAATAGCATTGGTACCTTGGCCAATTAATGTTGTTCCAAGTCCAGCATTATTACCAATCGCAATAGCACTACCTGTACCAGCACCAGACCCAACACCTTGTTTATATTTTCCAGATGAAAAACCAATAGCTACTGATTTTGTTCCTTGTGTATCGTACGCCGATGTATCACCGATTGAAACACAACTTGCTGTTTGTAAAGTTCTACCAGAATCAACGCCGATAGCTACTGATCTTGTAGCCTGTTGATTATTCGCTGCGTTATAACCAATTGCGACGCTTGATGCTTTTTGTGTATACTGGCCTGCACTTTCACCAATCGCAACAGAGTGTGCGCTTTGTGTTGCATTACCGGCGATATATCCAATAGCAATAGATCTAGTTCCTTGGTTTGTTTGTCCAGCGGTATATCCAATAGCAACAGATTCCGCTGCTTGTGTTGCATTCCCGGCTTGTGTTCCAATAGCTACAGAACTCACGCCTTGACTTGTTGTACCGGACGCATATCCTATAGAAACACCTGACGTTCCTTGTGATGTTTGACCTGCGGTATAACCTACAGCAACGCATGTCGAACTTTGAGATGAATTACCTGCAAACACGCCAATGGCTACACTACTAGCGCCTTGTGCTGTTACACCCGAAGATGTACCAATAGCAATCGCATCATAATTTTGACCAACTAATGTAGTACCAGTTCCTGCACCATTACCAATAGCAATAGCACCGCCAGTCCCTGCGCCTGAACCTAAACCTTGATTATATTTTCCTGCTGTATTTCCAATAGCAACGCTTTTCGTAGATTGTGTTGTATTACCAGCTTCTTTACCAATAGCAACGCTTAATGTAGCTTGTGAAACAGATCCCGAATTATCACCAATGGCTATACAACTTACACCCTGTGACGATTGACCTGTATTTAATCCAATAGAAACTGAACTCGCCCCTTGTGAAGTATGGCCTGCAAAATCACCAATCGCAACACAATCCACACCCTGACTTGTCGTACCTGCACCTGTACCTATTGAAACTGCTTGCATCCCTTGTGAGCTATTACCAGCATTGAGACCAATCGCAACTGATTCTGATCCCTGCGTTGTTACTGCTGCATTAGATCCAATAGCCACGGCATACGAACCTTGGGATGTTTCACCCGCCGAAACACCAATCGCAACATCATTTAATCCCTGTGTAGTTTGACCCGATAAAAGGCCTATTGCTACACTATTTGTCCCTTGCGTTGTTTTACCTGCGCTGCTACCGAGAGCAATACAATTGACACCTTGTGATGATGAACCCGATAATGAACCTAGCGCAATAGACGCCAAACCTTGGCTAGTTAAACCAGCTGACGCACCGATTGAAATTGCTTCATTACTTTGAGATGTTTGTCCTGCTAAATTTCCAATAGCAATACCGCTATTTCCCTGTGATGTATTACCAGCACTCAATCCAATTGCTACAGTATTTGGGCCTTGCGTAAGTTGTCCGGATGCGTTTCCAATAGCCACACTACTACTTCCTTGAGAAGAATTACCAGATTGGTATCCAATAGCAACTGATAAAGTAGCTTGTGATGTGGTACCTGAATTATTACCAATAGCAATACTGCTCGCACCTTGTGTTATTTGTCCTGCGCTTGTCCCAATAGATATACCATTACCCGATTGGTTAGAAAATCCGGCACTATTTCCAATAGCAATACCACTAACGCCTTGTGACGTTTTACCAGCACTCAACCCGACGGCAATGCAATTAGCGCCTTGTGTAAGTTGTCCTGCTGCATTTCCAATCGCAATAGCATCTGAATCCTGACCAACTGAAAATATCCCAGCGCCTGCGTTAAATCCAATTGCAATAGCTGCACCCGTACCTGATCCTGATCCATTTCCTTGTTGATTATTTCCTGCACCATTACCAATAGCAACGCTATTTGTATCTTGTAGGCTGTTACCCGCATTAAGCCCAATAGCAACGGCGTTATTTCCTTGTGTTGTATTTCCAGCCGCATTACCGATGCTAACACAGCTGATTCCTTGTGTCCCATTTCCGGAATTTATCCCGATCGCAATTGAGTTAGTATTTTGAGATGTAGACCCTGCACCTGAACCAATAGCAATAGAGTTACTTAATTGAGATGATTTACCTGCTTGGTATCCAATTGCGACGCAACTAGCCCCTTGAAGCGACGTACCAGTTTGATATCCAATATCAACATTGTTTGAGTCGGTATTAATACCAGCACCCGATTGGTAACCAATCGCAACATTTTGGTTACCAGAAGTTATAAATTGACATACCTCTTTACCTATGCTTACGTTGCGTTGTCCAGTTGTTATATTACTGTATGATAATGTATCACCAACTTGTACATTACTTCCTGTAATTGTTTGAATTATTTTATTTTTAAAATTGGAAGTTCCATTTACTGTAATAGCTTGATTAAAAACGGAAGTTCCATTTACTGTAATACCTTGAAGTGTCTCATCACCTTGAGCGATAGGAAACCTCAAAAACTTTTTTACAGCGGTATTATAAGTCATTGGTTTATTATTTTCTAGAAAAACCAAATCATCGAAGATTGGTAAAATTTCTATAGGTGGAGTATAAGCTGCCATTGTATATATATAGTAATAAACACACTTTTAAAGTCATATTTATTAGTGTAGGTATAATGCCACCTAAAAAGCAACCACAGTCGGATATCATAAACTTTTATGAACATATTCCGAAAAAATATTTGGAAGAGACGGAGAACCCAAACTACGACATACATAATATTAACTTACCATTTCGCATGTGTATCGTTGCTCCGAGTGGTTCAGGTAAAACGAACTTTTTACTAAACCTTATTAAAGTGTTTAGTCAAGGAAAAGGAACATTCGCAGATATCGCTATTATTACATCTAACAAGGATGAGCCGCTATACAACTATCTAAGTGGTGAGTTTGAACAAATACAAATTAAGGAAGGTGTACACTCTACACCTAAGCTTGATGACATGGATAAAGAATTAAATCATCTTGTTGTTTGGGATGATTTAGTTCTAGCTAAAGATTTGAAGCCGGTTGAGAACTACTACATGAGAGCACGTAAGAAAAACTGTTCAGTTATTTTCCTAAGCCAATCCTACTACGATATTCCTAAGTTTATTAGAAAGAATTCTAACTACCTAACCATATTGGATTTAGGCGGAAGTGCTAGAGAAAAGACTGCTATTCTGAATGAATGGGGTACCGACCTTACCCGCGAACAGTTACATGCGATCTACGATGACGCTACAAGTGTTCATATGAGACCGTTGATTATACAAGGCGGTAAATGTAAGCGTGATAAAAAGTATAGAAAAGGTTGGTTGGAATACTACGACTTAGGAGAATTCCTAAAGAATATTCCTTCCGAAAAAAGCGTAAAGTCCGGAAAAAAAGCAAAGAAGATTGATATTGAAGAATCATCATCGTCTAGCGAGTCAGATTAATTCTTAACATATACCATATGTTGCGCCATACTAGAACCCATAGCTGTAAAGTCCTTATCCATCATCTTCATTTCACCAGAAGTATTTTTATATTTGTTACTCATGTATGTGTGTCTCATCTGATTTGTAGAAGCCTTTTTACCAAACATTTTATTAAGCCTTTGGTTTAGCTTTACATTTGATAATTTATTTAAATTATTATCAAATAGTAAATAGTCTGTTGGGTTATGCTTAACCCATTTAACTAAGATAGACTTCAATGCTTTAGGAAGTTCAACTGACTGAAGCC